CGGTTGAAACAGTAGAAGCTACTCCTAAGAAAATTATTAAATCTGTAAGTGAAGAACATCATTTTGCTGAATTGGCAAAACTACAGTCAGAAATTGATGCACTTAAACTTGCTGCGGTTGAAGTAATGGAAACAGTTGAAGAGGTTGAACTAGCGAAAGCAATCGTTTACAATCCTGAAAACAGAAATGAAGTTAACTATGTTGACTTAACACCTAACGCGCCAAAGGGAATGCGTGATAGAATTTTAGAAGAAATATACAATAATAAATAAAAAAAAGATGGCTACAACAGCAACAATTACGACTACATATGCTGGTCAAGATTCAAAAATGTGGGTAAAAGCTGCTCTATTGAGCGGTAACACATTATCAAATGGAGGTATGACTATCATGCCTAACATCGCGTACAAAACTACGCTTCACAAACTTGCAACTGATGGTCTTTTAAAAGATGCAACTTGCGACTTTACTGCAACGTCAACTGTAACTATTACAGAAAGACAATTAACACTTGAGCCTTTTCAAGTAAATTTGCAACTTTGTAAAAAAGATTTTTTATCTTCATGGGGAAGTGAGGAAATGGGATTCTCTGCTCACAAAGTTATGGCTAAATCTTTCCAAGATTATCTATTAGCTTACGTAACAGAAAAAGTTGCTGCTTCAGTTGAGAGTGCTATTTGGTACGGGACTAATGCAACTTCAGGGCAAATTGACGGTTTAATTACTTTGTTAATTGCTGATGCTGCTTTACCTGCTGCAAATGAGGTTGCTGGAACTACTGTAACTTCTGTAAATGTTATTGCTGAATTAGGAAAAGTTGTAGATGCTATACCTGCTGCATTGTATGGCAAAGAAGACTTAAAAATCTATGTTTCTCAAAACATTGCTAAGGCTTATGTTAGATCGTTAGGTGGTTTTGTTGCTGCTGGTGTTGGTGCTAATGGTACTGAAAACAAAGGTACACAATGGTATAATAACGGTGAACTTTCTTTTGATGGTATTCCATTGTTTATTGCTAATGGTATTCCTAATAACGTTGCAATTGCTGCTCAAACTTCTAACTTGTTTTTCGGTTGTGGATTGCTTGCGGATACTAACCTTGTGAAAATTTTGGATATGTCCGATTTGGACGGCTCTGACAATGTAAGATTGATTTTAAGAGCTTCTTACGCGGTTAACTATCATTCAGTTTCTGACATCGTAACTTACGGAATCACGAACGCTGCGAATTAATTAAATTAAATTATAAACTTAAGAGGGTGGTGCAATATACACCGCCCTTTTTTAATACTTAAATATTATGGCTTGTGATATAGCAAACGGAAGAGCGGAAGCTTGCAAAGATTCAGTAAGTGGGCTTTTAGCGGTTTATCTAATTAATTACGGAATAACAGCTGCGGAGGTAACTTATGATGTAACAAACACGGATTTAATAACTGCAATTGCTGGTGCAACTGTGTTATATAAATTTGAGTTGAAAGGTGAAAATTCTTTTGACCAAGATATTAAAACGGATAGAAATACAGGAACAACGTACTTCGAACAAAAATTAAATATCAAGTTGAAAAAACAAGATATTGCTACTACTAAAATGGTTAAGATTTTATCTTATGGTCGTCCTCAAATTGTAGTTCACACACGTTCTAATCAATTCTTTTTGATGGGTTTAGAGCAAGGTGCTGATGTGGTTTCAGGAACTATTGGTTCAGGTGCAAAATTAGGTGATTTTTCAGGATATTCTTTAAGCTTTATGGCTGAAGAGGAAGTTCCTGCTAACTTCTTAAATTGTGCAACTGAAGCGCAATTATTAACTGTATTTCCTGCAGGTTCTATTGTAACTTCATAGTAAATTAATAACTAATATTAAGAGCGTACATTTGATGTACGCTTTTTTTTGGTTACAAAAGTAGTATAATTTAGTTTATAAGTATGATACTATTAAATGAAGGTAGCGCAAATCAAACGATTAAATTTATTCCACGTTCGAATACTTATAATACTTTGATAGTTACCAATGAAAGTACAAATGTAAGTACAAATAAAACTATTATTTCAAGTTTAGTAGGTGACTATTATAACGAAATTGTAGCGGTTTTTAATCTTACTAAAGATACGTTTTACACACTTACTATAAAAAACAATAGTGATATAGTATTTAAAGATAAGATTTTTATAAGCAATCAAAATAGTGAAACTTATTCACCTAATCAAAACGTATATACTAGTCATGTATCTACTAACGACTTTATAATATATGAATAAAATAGAAAATAAAAGACCTAATGTACACGTGCTAAGTTTAGCTTCTTACGTTGCGCCTGAACTAACGGAAAGTAAAGATGGTGATTACGTACAATATGGGGACAAAAATAGTTACTATAAATTCCTGATTGATAGATACACTAATTCAGCTACAAATAACGCGGTTATAAACGGAGTGAGTAGATTGATTTACGGTAAAGGTTTAACGGCCTTAGATGCCGCGAGTAAACCAAATGATTACGCTTCATTTATTACCATGTTTAAAAGTGAAGACGTACGTAAATTAGTTGTTGACTTAAAAATGTTAGGTCAATGTGCCATGCAAGTTCTTTACTCTAAAGACCATAAAAAAGTTATTTCAGTACAACATATTAGCGTTCACCTTATATGCCCTGAAAAGTGCAATAAAGAGGGTAAAATTGCTAACTATTACTATTCTGATAATTGGGACAATGTAAAGGAGTACGCTCCTATAAAAGTTCCTGCATTTAATACGTCTACTTCTGATACTGAAATACTATTTGTAAAACCTTACAGCGTAGGTATGAAGTATTTTAGCGGTGTGGATTATCAAGGGGGTTTACCTTACGCAACCTTAGAAGAGGAAATAGCACAATACTTAATTACAGAAACTCAAAACAGTTTTAGCGGAACTAAGATAGTAAACGTTAACGGGGGTAGATATACTGATGAACAGCAAGACGATATTAGTAATAAGATAAAATCTAGTTTAACGGGGTCGAAAGGTCAAAAGGTAATAGTTGCATTTAATGAGAATCAAGAGTTAGCTACAACGGTTGTAGATATTCCTTTGAACGATGCGCCAAAACATTACGAATATTTATCTACGGAATCAAGAGATAAGATTTTAACGGCTCACAATATTACAAGCCCTTTGATGTTTGGTATTATTACGGGAACGGGTTTTAGTTCTAATGCTGATGAGTTAGCCACGTCAATGACTGCTTTTGACAACACAATAGTACGTTCATTTCAAGACTTATTAATAGATGCTTTTGATAGTATTTTAGCTTTTAATAACATAACTTTAAAGTTACATTTTAAGACGTTAAACCCATTTGAGAAACCTATTGACGCTGCGCCACAAGTTGCTGCTAGTTTAAGCTCACAAAAAAGTGCTTTACAGGTCATTTTAGATGAGTGTGAGGATGCAGAACAAAATGATTGGATTATTGTAGATAGTAGAGATGTTGAATTAGAGGATGAAGACGTTTTAAATAATCACATAGATTCATTAAACGCAGAACTACACGAAAAACTAAACAAAAAAACTGTATTATCTAAATTGATTAATCTAGTAAGTACAGGAACGGCACGACCTACGGCAATATCTAAACAAGACGAGTTAGTTAAAGAGCGTTATTTCAAAGTTAGGTATAAATACGTAGGTAATAAATCTCCCGAACGCGACTTTTGTAACGCTATGCTAAACGCAAATAAGTTATATAGAAAAGAAGATATTGATAAAATGAGTTCACAAATAGTGAATGCAGGATTCGGAGAGTTTGGTGCAGATGTTTACGATATATTCAAATATAAAGGCGGGCCACGATGCCATCATAAATTTGAACGCGTTACAATGATGTACGACTTTAATAATGATAAAGCAGGATTGCAAGAGATAGGAACTAGAGCAGCAGAAATTAGAGGTTTCAAAGTTACTAATCCTTTTGAGGTTTCAATTTACCCTAATAACTTACCATTGAAAGGATTTAGCCCTAGAAATAATAACTTACCTTCAGACGTTAAATAACATGGCAGAAGCATTATTAATAAGTAGAGCAGATATTGTAAAGCATACAGCTATGAATGGGAACATTGATACTGATAAGTTTATACAGTTTATTAAGATAGCCCAAGATATACATATTCAAGGGTATACAGGTACTAATTTATTAAACAAACTAAAAGCTGATATTGTAGCGAGTACTTTAGCAGGAAACTACATAACCCTAGTGAACACATATTTGAAACCTATGTTAATTCACTGGGCTATGGTAGAATATTTGCCCTTTGCAGCTTACATGATAGCAAACGGGGGTATCTACAAAAAGGGTGCAGAAAACAGCGAAGTAGCTAGTAAAGCTGAAGTAGATTTCTTAATTGAAAAAGAGCGAAGTATAGCAGAAAGTTATAGTTCTAGATTTGACAGTTACATGACTTATAACCAATCTTTATTTCCTGAATATACAAGCAATTCAAGTGATGATATTTACCCAAAACACAGCACAAATCTAGGAGGATGGAAACTATAAAAAAAACATACGAGCCTAAACAAGAGAATTTAGTTAAGCTAAAAGCATATATTAAAGTAATAAACAAAAAAGATGGCAGACAAAAAACTAAGTAGTTATACAGCGAAAACCACGCAGCCTGCAATATTAGATTTATTGCCTATATTAGAGTGGAACGGTGCAACGTACGATAATAAAACTATTACAGGAACACTTGTTTATACTCCGAGAAAACAAAGCGTGGTTAGCGCGGCTAGTATTACTCCTACATTCTCAAATGACATAATAGATATTACAGCCGTTGCGCAAACGTTTAAACTAGAAAATCCAACGGGTACAGCTATCGATGGAATGCCTATGCTTATACGTATTAAAGATGACGGTACGGCGCGAGGCATTGCATACGGAACTAAATACAGAGCGATAGGAGTTACTTTACCAACAACAACGGTAATAAGCAAAACGTTATTTATTGGGATGGTATATAATGCAAACGATACAAAGTGGGATGTTTTAGGAATCAATCAGGAAGTTTAATTAATAAAAAATAAATAAGATGAGTTTACCAAATTTAGATAAGTTAGTAGCGAGCAAAGGGGTGTTTATAGTAAATGATACAACTGAAAAAACAACAGCATTTGCAGGTATTTTAGTATTAGAAGACACAGTATTTAATGTTATAAAAGTTAGTGGTTCTGATGTGAAGAGTACTTATATTTCAACTGCTGCAACGGCTATAAAAGCGGGTGCGTTTATTACGGGTCAAGGGGTTAACTTTTCAGGTGTTAAGTTAACAAGTGGTTCAGTAGCTTTAGTTTTAGCATAATGTTTGGCTTCGGTTATACGGGCATTATTGCCTCGATGAAAAAACTACCAAGCGGTGGTGGTAACGGTGCTTTAACTACTGCATGGATAGCGGCAACGTCTGAAACTGATACTACTATTATAAGTGCTTTAAACACCTTAGAAACAGATTTAACAACTTACGGTTTAACTGCTAAGATTAAGGCTTTATATCCAATGGTTGGGTCAACTGCAGCCAAGCATAAATTTAACTTTATGGATGCAAGGGATTTAGATGCAGCGTTTAGATTAACTTTTTCAGGTGGTTGGACGCATTCAGCAAACGGAATAAATGGAAATTTAATAAATACTTTTGCAGACACTTTCTTTATTCCATCCGCACAATTAACTCTTTCAAGTGGTCACTATTCTATTTACTCCAGAACAAATTTAAATGAAACATCTATTGATTTAGGGGTGTTAAGTGGGTCTGTTCATCAAATAATAACAAGACTTGCAAACGAACAGACTTATTCATATGCTTCCACTAATATTGGGGTTGCAGTTGCGAATACAGATTCAAGAGGTTTGTACATTACTAACAGAAATTCAAGCACAAATACAACTGGATATAAAAACGGGACAAAAGTTGCAGATGTAGCGATGACTGCAGGATTACCTATTGATACCGTTTTTATAGGTGCAAGAAATCAGGGAGGGTCTGCTATCATACCATCGTCCAGGCAGTATTCTTTTGCTTCTATCGGTTCAGGTTTAACAGATACCGAAGCGGCTAACTTATACACAGCCGTACAAGCATTTCAAACAACTTTATCTCGCCAAGTATGAAACTAACAGACATAACACAAGCAGAATGGACTACCTACGTAGGTCTATTGACTATTGAACAAAAGGATTTAATCGTAGGTCAACAGTACACTACGGATAGCTTTTTCAATCCTATTCAGGACTTAAATGACAATTGGGTAATATCTATTGAAGAAATGGAATATTGTACAAACGTAGATTACCTTTGGGTAAAAGATTTAGATTTAATTATATACGAGCCAAAGGTTCAAGTTAACCCTTTTTAAGAAATGAAAGAATTTGTAGATATAACAAAAAAGTATGGAGTGACAGGAGTGCTAGCTTGTTGGCTATGGATTACAAACTCACGAGTAGAAGTATTAGAGGCTAAATTAGAACATTGTTACGAGTTAAGAATGGCAAACGGAAATTTAAAAGCTAATAGAATGTATAGTAAATCAATTAATTTTGCTATCTTACCAGACAAATTTAAAATAAAAAAAGGATGAGAAATTTAAAAGAAGTAAAAAAAAGATGGAACGCTGAAACACCGATGTTTTTTAAGAAGTTAATCCACGTAGGAATAGTAATAGGTTTAGTTGGTGGTGCGTTAATTACGTTACCTGCTACAGCTTCAGTAGGTGCGGTATTAGTTACAATAGGAACGACTGCCGCAACGGTTTCAAAGTTTGCTAAAATATGATAACAACTGCTGAATGTATTAAAAGATACGGGACGCCAAACGAGGGTGGAGTAGGTTATTTAGAAACTATTACTTTGCCTTATCCAATGGTTTATGATGGTAAGCCAGTTAAGAAAATGAGATGCCATAGGCTTGTTAAACAAAACTTTTTAGACGTGTTTAATGAGTTGCTAAGTGTTTATACGTATCCTGAAATAGTACGTTTAGGGATAGATAAGTTTGGCGGTTGTTTCAATTATAGAAAAATGCGAGGGGGTACAGAGTTTAGCCGTCATTCGTGGGGCATAGCAATTGATTTAGACCCTCAAAGAAACCAATTAAAAGAAACTAATAAGACTGCTAGATTTGCACGTCCTGAGTATGCTAAAATGATTGACATATTCTACAAACATGGTTTTGTTTCTTTAGGTAGGGAAAAGGGGTATGATTTTATGCACTTCGAGATAAAATAAATTAAAATATGAAAACATCACAGAATGCAATTCAATTGATAAAACAGTTTGAAGGGTGTAAATTGAAATCTTATAAATGCCCTGCTGGCGTTTGGACTATAGGTTATGGGTCAACTTATTACTTAGATGGTAGCAAAGTTCTAATGGGTCAAAAGATTAGCCAAGTAGAAGCTGATATGTTAATGTTAAAACTATTGCCTAAATACGAGGCTACAGTAATCAAAAATATTAAGGTTACTTTAAACCAAAACCAATTTGATGCTTTAGTATCGTTTTGTTGGAACTGTGGAAGCTCACAAACTTTATTCAGATTAGTAAACCAAAAAGCTACGGATGAGGTTATCTATGATTGGTTAATAAATCATTATATTATGGGAGGTGGTAAAGTGCTTCCAGGATTAATAAGACGTAGAAGAGCTGAAGCGGATTTGTTTATTAAAAAATAATTACTATATTTACACGGGTTTTTCATAATTTCCCATGTGTTTTAGTTAGGTTAAATTAGGCCGAATAGCGAAAGTTGTTCGGCCTTCTTATTTAGATTCAATATAAATAACAATTATTTTATAATAAAGTTTGTAATAGTCAATATTATAGTTATCTTTGCTATGTCAATAAGACGTAACAATAATAAAAACACAAATTATGAAAGCAACACAAAACAAATTAGAAAACATTTACATCGCACCCCCTTTAGGAATCTGTATTAAATGGTGGAAATCAAAAGGACAAGCAGAAGCTACAACGGGAAGC